CGATCTGCCCGGCTCTTCGACGCGCATTTGTGAGCGCGAAAACGGGGCGATCCACGTTGCGCCGACCCGAGGCGCTTCCATCGTTTTGATCCAGCAGTCGCCGAACGTTCCCGGCTCCACGATCGCGCTCGCGTGGTCCCACCATTTCGGGTCGTAGGACTGCATCAAATAGGCGACGGCGTCGGCTCGATCGTTGAACGCGACGATGTTGGCGTTCTCGCTGATGTAGAGGCCGTCACTGTCGTGCGTGGCGTAAAACTTGGGCTTCGTCATCGTCTGTCTCCGGTTAGTGGGGCACCGCCCCGTTGACAAAGAGAGCGTAGCGCACTGAGCGCAGGCTGTCAATGCACCATGTGCAGATTTTATCGACGTTTCACCCGACGTAGTGCGAAACCAGAGTGAGGGGCGCCATCCGAAAGGACGCGCCGCGACGGCATGACCGGCGATCCAGCAACAAATGGCGAGAAGCGGAACCCGAGTTGGTTCAAGCCGGGACAGGTCGCGAACCCCAAGGGCAGGCCCAAGGGCGCCCGGCACAAGTTGGGCGAGGCGTTCTTGGAGGCGCTGGCGAGCGACTTCGAGGCCAACGGCCCGCAGGCCATTGCCGAGGTCCGCGAGAACCGGCCCGCTGATTACCTCAAGGTTATCGCGTCCATCCTCCCCAAGGAAATGAGCGTCAAGGTGGACACGACCGACGAGTTGACCGATGACCAACTTGACCAGCGCATCCGAGCCCTTGCCGCCGCCATCGGGATCGAAGTCCGCATTGATGGCGGAACTCGCGGCGCTGCTGGAAGCGAAGAAGCAGCGGTTAGACACTAACCGGCTGCGTTCCTACGCCCCATACCCGCGCCAAAAGCAGTTCCACGAAGCGGGCGCGCGGTTTCGTGAGCGCCTGTTCGCGGCCGGAAATCAGCTCGGGAAGACGTTCTCGGGCGGCGCCGAATACGCGATGCACGCCACGGGACTTTATCCGTCGTGGTGGAAGGGTCGGACGTGGGCGCGGCCGATCGTCGGGTGGGCGGCTGGCGTCACGGGCGAAAGCACGCGAGACAACGTACAGCGCATGCTTCTCGGCCGGCCGGGGCAGTTCGGCACGGGCTTGATCCCGAAGGATTGCTTGATCGACACGTCGTCGTCGCGCGGCGTGTCCGACCTTGTTGATACAATCTGGGTCCGTTACGCCAGCGGCGGCACGTCCATCATCGGTCTCAAATCCTACGAGAAGGGCCGGGAGAAGTGGCAGGGCGAGACGTTGGACCTTGTGTGGTTCGATGAGGAGCCGCCCCAGGACATCTACATCGAAGGCATCACGCGGACGAACGCGACCGGTGGGCTGGTCTACATGACCTTCACGCCGTTGCTCGGCATGAGCGACGTCGTGGCGCGGTTCTTCCAAGAGGAAAGCCCCGATCGTCACGTCACGAAGATGACGATCGACGACGTGGACCATTACACGGCCGAGGAGCGGGCGCGGATCATCGCCAGCTATCCGCCACATGAGCGGGAGGCGCGTGCGCGGGGCATCCCGGCGCTGGGGTCCGGTCGGGTGTTCCCGATCGCAGAGAGCGAAGTGACGTGCGAGCCTTTTGAGGTGCCCGAATGGTGGCCGCAGATTTGCGGGCTGGATTTTGGATGGGACCACCCGTTCGCCGCCGTGAGGGTGGCGCACGATCCCGACAGTGACCGGGTTTATGTGATCGCGGCCTATCGCCAGCGCGAGGCCACGCCGATCATCCACGCGGCGGCGCTGCGTCCCTGGGGCGAATGGCTTGCGTGGGCATGGCCGCACGACGGGTTGCAGCACGATAAGGGATCGGGCGAGCAGTTGGCCGAGCAATACCGGAAGCAGGGCCTAAACCTTTTGCCCGATCGAGCGACGTTCGAGGACGGGACGAACGGCGTTGAGGCCGGCGTGTATGATATGCTCATGCGGATGCAGACCGAGCGGCTAAAGGTGTTCTCCACCTTGGGCGAATGGTTTGACGAGTTCCGGCTGTACCATCGGAAGAACGGCGTCATCGTGAAGGAGCGCGACGACCTTATGAGCGCGACGCGGTATGCGATTATGATGCTGCGCCACGCGACGACGCCGGGCATGGTCCGCTCGTATCAGCCCCCCGTTTACTTCGACAGCTAGCCGGCCACCTTCGGGCGCCGGGAGGAGATAATCGTGCGGCTCATTCTGGTGCGGCACGCCCGCACGATCCTGCAAGACCGGAAGATCATCGCCGGGTCGAACATCGACGCGGGCCTGTCGCACCCTGGCAAGGGTCAAGCCAAGGCCCTCGGGCCGATGATCGCGGGCACCCCGTTGTGGTTCGTGAGCCCGATGCAGCGGGCGCAGGAAACGGCGGCCATCGCGGCGGAAGCGGCCGGGACTAAGCCGAAGCTCGTCACCGTGCCGGCGCTGATCGAGCGCGACTATGGCGAGGCCGACGGGAAGACGGTGCCGTGGGTGATGGAGCGGTACGGCTACTACGCGCACGACGATTGGGACACGCAGTTCGACCAGGCGCCGCCCGATGGCGAGACGCTGGCCCAAGTCAGGCTCCGGGTTCTGGACTGGTGGCGCGGTCAGGACGTCGAGGAAGCGGTGGTGATCGCGCACAAGCACGTCCTTCGGATGCTGCATCACGGGCTGACGGGTGAGGACTACGAGCCCCGTAATGCCGAGCCGGTGGAGGTGATCCTGTGAAACCCCCGCACACTGCCGCCGGCTGGACGATCCGCGATGCCTTGGTCGCCGCGCTTGCCGACCTCGACGCCGGGCGCATCACCGCGCGCCACGGGGTCATCGTCATGTCAGCGGAAGACGCGGATGGCTTCCATGAGCGCACGCGGTTTTGGAACGCGACGCGGGACGGCCCGCAGGCGCACGGTCTTTTGACCAGCGCGTCGCATCGCATCAATGCGATCGGCTGGCATACGGCACGGGAGAACGCGGCCACATGACCACGCAGACGTGGAAGACCTTGATCCAGCGCGCCGACCGCGACTGGACGAAGCAGTCGGTTCGCCCGGTGGCGTACGAGTTTAGCAACGGGCGCGAATTCAAGGTGCTTGAACGGCCGGGGCAGCCCTACGGAACGGGGACGGCGACGTGATCGCGGCGATCGTCCTTTGGCTTGCGGCGGCGTATCGCATTCGCGGCCACCGGCCCGACGGCGGCGTGCTTCGGCGGATCATGCACCCGGTCTTCACCCTGCGCCCGATGTGGGCGGCGTCATGCTTCGGCGTGGTCTACATCCTCACGGGTGACGTGTGGATCGCGGGCGCCGTCGCCATCGGGGAGTGGGCCGGGCTGCACATCCGCCACGCCCCCGGTCAGGACATGGGGACGTGGGCGGGGACGGTGCGCGAGGACGTGATCGCCATGGCGCTCGTCGGAACGCAGCGCGCGATCGTCGTCGGCGCCGCTCTTGGTGCGGCGTGGCTGGCGGGCTTGGTCGCGACGTTCCCGCTGGCGTGGGTTGCCATGCCGCTCGCTTACGCCATCACGCTCCCGCTGTCCTATTACATCGGGTGGCGCATCCCTTGGCGGGTGCCGCCGCTCCTCCGGGGCGGGATCGAGTGGTCGGAACTGCTCACGGGCGCCTCACGGGCGCTCGTTTTCGTTGGCGTGTTCGGAGCCTGACATGGCCGTTATCGATGTCCTCCCCTACGCGAGCGTGGAACAAGCCGCCACGATGGCCGCCGACCAGAAGCTCGCGACCGAAGTGGCGCGGGTGCTGCGAAGCCATTACGTCGGATGGTCGTGGGCCGTGAACGCTGACAGCCGCACGGGCACTGTCACGGTCGAGAATTGGGACCTAAGCGAGCGCATGGGGTTCTACATCCGTATGAGCGAGTTGGACGGCCCCGAGGCCATCAAGCGCAAGGCGGTGTGGGCCGGCGGCGAGTTTCTAGAACGCCACGGCCTTCCCGCGACGAAGGCGAATGAGGCCGATCGCGCTGAGAAGCAAGCCCGCGCGTGGTTCGCGTAAGGAGTTCAACATGCTGAACGACGACGCCGGGTCCAAGATGGAAGACGGGCTTGAAGCCGACGTGTCTTCGCGCGATTGGCTGGCGCTCGCCCGGACCTGTTGGGACCAAAGCGACAGCTTCGTCCAGTCTGAGCTTCAAAAGCCGTGGGAACGCGCCCTCGACCATTTCCACGGCCGCCACCCGAGCGGATCGAAGTACAATTCGGACGACTACCGAGGCCGGTCCAAACTGTTTCGCCCGAAGACCCGCAGCACGATCCGCAAGGGCGAAGCGGCGTGCGCGGCCGCGTTCTTTTCGACCCAGGACGTCGTGAGCGTCACGGCGGTAGACGACGGCGACCCGGTGCAGCTTGCGAGCGCTGAAGTGATGCAGCGCTTGCTTCAATACCGGCTCACGAAGTCGGTCCCGTGGTTTCTGATCGTCCAAGCGCAGTTTCAGACGGCGAAGACGATGGGGTACTGCGTTTCGCGCCAAGAGTGGCTTTACGAGCGCGTGATCGAGACGGTGCAGCAGCAGGTCATGGACCCCATGACCGGGGCGCCCGTGCTTGACGCTGAGACCGGAGAGCCCATCGCCATTGACGTCCCGATGGAGACGGTGCGGAAAGACATTCCGGTTATCAAGCCCATCCCGCCGGAGAACTTCCGTTTTCACCAAGGCGCGGATTTCCTCGATCCGGCGACGGACAGCCCGTTTGTCATTGAGCGCGAGGCGGTTTACGCAGGGGCCTTGAAGGGCAACGCCGGGTCCAAGGATGGCGCTATCCAGTGGCTCGACGTTGACGATGCCACGATGGCCGAGGCGAAGGTGGACACCACGTCGTCGGTGCGCGAGAAGCGCAGCGGCTACGATCCCCTCGACCCGGACGGCACGTCGGAAAGCATTGAGGATCACGAACTGGTCTGGCGTCACCGGAACATCATCCGCGACGAAGAGGGGAACGATTGGTTCTTCTACTCGCTCGGGACGGTGGCGCTTCTCAGCGAGCCCGTGCCGTTGCGGGATGCGTTCCCGGTCCTACGCGACGGCGAGCGGCCCTATGTGATCGGCTACGGGCAGCTAGAGGCTTTTACCGCCACGCCGACGAGCCAAGCGACGCTTCTCGGTGACCTTCAGGTCGCGGTCAACGACGTCCAGAACCTCCGCATGGACGGGCTGAAGC